TGGGCCTGCCTTAACAGTCACATCAAACTTACCTGCTGCAATATCGTTAACCAGGACTGGCTTTTGAGTTTCCTCGTCCATAATCATCTGGTTTATCTGCACCCAATCACCCTCACCATCATGGAAACGTAAACGCAACACGCGCTCACTGTCATATACACGCGGGATAAGCTCAATCAGTATCTGGCCTACACGGCGAATAGCACGACTCAAGTTGTCGATATAAGCAAACGTACCGCGATCACCTTGGCGCTGTCGTGCAAGAATAGCCTTGCCGCTTTGCTCATTACCCTGAGCACCGACACTCGCATCATACAGGCCAATGGTCGCTTTCATTTCATCAGTGGCGCTCAATGCAAGCTGAAGCTCTGCCGCTGGCATACTGGCCGGCATATCACGCTGAGGACGGTCAACACCTGGTAACGCGTTGTAGCGTAGAACGCTCATGTTCTTGCGGTTAGCCTGGTTCCATTCTTCCTCATAACCTTCAATGGACTCTGCTGGCGCTACCCATGGCGCTTTTGGTGCAAGAGCAACACGCTCTGTTGCTGCTGTCATCCAGTAGTTGTGCATACGCTGCGCATCCTTACCAAAGCGGATAAGGCCACGGTAGTAAGTCTTATCGCCTAGCACCATTTCCTTACCAAGTACCGGTGCCACTGGAATGGTTGAGCCAGGCCAATCAACTGGACCTTCCAATACATCATATGCTGTGACCTTCATCCATTTAACCTTGTACGTTTTGACGCGTCTTTCACGCGTGACTGTCGTGCCAAGTTCGCGCAACTCATCAAGCACATCCTTTACTTCATCTTCCCAAACGGTGCGGCCATCACTCAGCAATAACAGCTTACGGGTGACTGGTTCACGGTAGAAGTATTCAGATACACGCACACCTTCTTCATTGGTCCACCAGCTGTACTCGCCACGCTCTGCATCACTGAGATCACCAACGGCCTTACCAGGGTACCGCTTCTTAAACTCGGCCTTGCTCATACGCTCACTGATAAAGCACCAGTTTGCATCACTGTAGTCTGGCTCTGTTGCGTCCGGGTCCATCAGCACAGCAAAGCGGTTATGAATGCTCTTAATGCACAAATCCAGGTCAAAGGCATCGTCAGTGCTGTACTTGGTCAACACTCGCAACCAGCCAAAGCCACCTTCAACTGCGTGCTGGAATGCGTTGTCATAGTGCGCTTCTGCGTTACTCGTATACTCAATGTTGCGGATCAGGCTTTCATATACTTCTGCCAGGCTGTAATCAGAAGTGCCGGCCACATTAGGAACCTTGCTTGTGTCCTTGGTGGCGTTAGCCTCAACCGGGTGAACCTGGATAGCCGGGCGGTTCTGTCGCTGATCACCCAATACCTGGTCAACATATTGCGGCAACTTGTTGAGCGTTAAGCATGGGCGGCCTTCATCCTCACGTTCCTTGCGCACAGACTCAGGCCATTGCTGGCCGGCCAGGAAGGTAATATCTTCCTGTGCTGCATCAAAGTTATGCTTCCAACAAGTAACGGCGTGTGCCGCTCTCTCTCGTATTTCCTGAAGCATTGCCTCTTGGCTGTCGTCATCCCTGGTCTTAATTGGTTCGTTACCTGGTAGCATGGCTTTCTCCTGTTACGCGCCCATCCAGCCACCGGTACCCATCGGCATTGGCTTGGCTGGCTTCTTCGGTTCTTTGTCTTTCCAATGCAAGCCCATCTGCTGAATTGCATCGGTGTAGTTTGTTGCCCACTTGGGCCCTGTCTGATCTTTGAAGGTTTCGTTGTCGTGATCCCACTCGCGGCGCAATGCCTTGAGGCCATCCCAACCTTTCTCACACCTGGCGTTATCAATCCAGATACGCGGGAACAGCATCTTCAAAGCGTTGATACTGTCACGCTTACTCTTACAACGCTCAACCAGCGTGAACTTGATACCCATGGTCTTGGCTACCTCAATGCGGATACGCTTGGTCATCAAGTCGCGCACTGCCAGATCATGTGGCCCTAAATGCTCGGCGTATCTAATGCCGTACTTGTCGGAAAAGTCATGTAGCCAGTTGATATAGTGCTCCATGCCTTCGTTGTTATTGCCATAGCAGGCTATCATGCGTAGCTCTTTGCGGTGCGGCTGCATAAGCCACAAAACCATATCGTCATTGATACCAAGATCCCAAAACGTGTAAACCGGCAATGACTTCTCAACCGGAATGGCACAATAGCGGCCTTCTTCAATAAGTAGCTCAACCTCTTTCTTGTACACAACGCCTTCAGCCAGTGCTTCATCAGGGTTTTGCTGGTACTGCGAACTGAACATATACGCGTCTGCTTTCTCCATGGCGAGTAATACCTCTGTTGGTTCTTTGTCTGGCCAGTAGCTGGTGCGCTTTCCGGTGAACTTGGTGTCATGGATACACGCCTCGCGCATATCTGCCGGCAACGAATCCAGGTATTCCCTATCAATGAGCGCCGGGACCTTATACACAAGGTAATCATCAGGCGCCTTGTCACTTAACAGGAAGTCGGTACTGTCGCCTTTACCGATACGCTGCTGAACCATAATGATAGGCACACCATCATGTGCCAAACGTGAGCGCACGACTCGGTTCAGCTGCTTGTTGCCCTTATCCATCACCTTTGCACTGTTCTGGTCTTTAGGTGGCATCGGGTCATCAAGGATAAGCGCCCCGGTAAAACCTTCTTGCATGAAGCCTGCCCGGCGCCCTGTTACCTGGCCGTTGATACTGGTACCAAACATGCGGTGCATATTGTCGTTCTGGTCATGGTACTTCCAGTCACTCTTACCTTTGGTGTCCTTGCTCTGCTTCATCGGCCACAATGATTGAAATTCCTCGCTGTCGATGATCTCTTTTACCCTGGCGCTGTTTTCAGTTACCAGGTCATCGGAATAGCTAAGCGGTAGCCACCTGGTTGAGCGACCTTCCTTGATACACTGGATGATGCACCACACAGGCCAGTGTATTGACCATATCTCTGTCTTGGTTGAGCCTGGCGCTACATTCACAATACCGCGCTTAATTTTCCCCTGGTAAACCTGCTCGGCAAGTTGGCACTGGTAAGTGTGGTGCCAGTTCTTCCTGAAGTATTGGCCTTGCAGTAGCTGGAACCAGATACGCATAAAAGCCTCAAAAGAGGCTTCACTCATCACCTTAACAGCTATCTTCTCAGCGTCCGTCATATCCTCCCACTTCAGTAAGCGGATAGGCTGGCCGTTCGGTAGGTGCTCAAGATCACTCATAGGCGTTCAAGTACCTTGTTGATAGCTTCAGCAATGTCAGGCGACTTAACATCAGCCTGGATCTGCAATGGCTTACCATCCTTGCCGGTCACTTCATGCTTGCTTGGCGCGTTCCACCCTTCCAGGTCTGCAATCTGCTTAATGGCGCTATGCGGATCATGAAGCTCAAGCTTTGGCCCAAACTTGGTGGCGGTCACTGACTTGATTGCTGCTGCTGCTTCTGGCGTGAGCTCATCACTATTCTTGATTCGCCATACCGTTTGCTTTACCGGATTGCCATCTTCATCTTCACCAACAACTTGGTCAGCAAACTCTGCAATATCAGTCATTGTGACGCGTGCTGCACGCGTGAGCCTTTCGAGCGCCTCCTGTCGTGTCATTACTGCATCACTGGCGGCTGCATTCATCAGTGACTCATAAAACACTTTTACCTTAGGATTACCAAGGATCTCACTCACACTTGCATCAGCTGTCTCTGGTTTCTTGGCTTTTCCACCAGCTGCGTAATAAGCCTCACGCTGGCTCATCTTCCCTGTAGCCAGGTTGATAACAGTCTTACGCTGAAGCGGTGTCAGCTTACTGCCAAGTTCAAGCTGCTCTTCTGTCAGCGTTATACTCATACCTTCTCCTTATGCCGGCAAGTTAAGCTCTGCCCACATCAAGTACCATTCAACATTTGCAGGGTTTACTGTGCCTTGGTTAATAACGTGAACCATGTACACAGTGTTTGGCTCAAGAATGCGAACAAAGCCTTCTTGGTTGAATTGGCCTATTACCGCCTGGCCTTGACCGCTTGCCCCTGGCATATATACAGAAGGGATGCCTTGACCATCTGCTGTAGTAGTTGGCGCTTCATAAACCTTCACGGTGGTATTGATAGGGCTGTTGCCGTTTCTCTTGCCAACTGTAAGCGGTGTGCCGTTAGCTGATACCGTTGGCGCTTTGAATGCCTGGTATTCAAGCTCATCACCATTACTTGTAACAGTCCTTGAGTAAACAACAACGCGCTTATTGCCTGTAACAAACAACCACTTTGCCTCTCCACCAGCATTGGCAACTGATTGCTTACTTGACACCTCAAAGACAATACCGTTTTCGATTCTCTCTTGAACGTCATCAATACTGGTGTTGTCGATGTTGGAGTTATTCATGGCCTAATCCTTCTTGTTCGGATATTCCTCATCGTCTTTTGCTGTGCTAAATGGCGCTTGGCCGTTTTCTGGCTTCCAGTAAATACGATGTTGAAACCACTTTTCCATAATGAATATTGCCCGGCCTCCCATGTGGCCGCTAATCCCGGTTAATGCTGCTGTCATGTAGAAGCTCATACCCATCTCTGCGCACAAGTACGCGGTAATGA